AATCGATGAGCGCGACCTCGCCGGTGGTGGCCAGCGCCCGCATGATCTTCATGCAGTTGGGAACGATGCCCTGGCGGGCCTTGTGCAACGTGCCGCTGATGGCGGCGCTGACCACGGCCGATGCGACGTCGGCAATGATCCCTGCCGGGAAGAACTGTGCTTGCCGCCCCGACGGCAGCAAAATCGGCTCACGAGTTTTCTTCAATTTCGACAGAGAGTTAGGCGCGAAATCGGCTAGAAACCGGGCGAAACGGTTACCGTGGTTTTCGTGAAAGCCGAGCAACTTGGCCAGTTGGCGACGGACATAACCGCGTTCGCCGCTCATGAGAACGACGGCCTCGCATTGCAGATCGCCAAAGCGCACGACGCCGTAGTGGCTGGCAGTGAGCATGGATGCGTTCATGGCGACCTCCCTCACTGAGCCCAGGACGGTTTGCCCGTCACGGGTGCGCGTTGCGGAGCGGGTGCTTGGTACGCAGGTGCTGCCTGCGCCGGAGCGCCGGAAGTGCCCCCGCCCGAAGCCTTGGGCGGCACACCCATCAACTTGGCGTAGTCGGGGTGATCGGGTTCGACCGCGACCTTGACCACGTTGCGGTCTTGGCCCTTGCCGTCCTTCTCGATGTCCACGCGTGCGAGGAATTCGAGGCCATCCAGTTCGTGGAAGCCCTGGATGCGGCGCGCGGCGGCGGCCTGCGGGCCGTTGTCCTGCGGATGGACGTTGCGGGCGCTGTTCAGGGCGGCGCGAATGAAGCTGCGTCCCATCTGGCCCCAGGTCGGTCCCTTCTTGGAGTGCAGGCCGATGTTGCTCCACATCTTGCGTTTGGCGTGCTCGCCGCCGGTGACGACGAACTCGGCGGCGAGGTAGATCGCGCCGGTCTCGAAGGACTCGGTGGCGTAGCCGCCGCCCCAGCCTTGCTCGGGATCGTCGTAGCCACCGGGCTTGATGGTCATGCGCACCGGGACAGTGGTGCCCTTGGGGATCAGATCGAAGCCGGATTGCTGGGCATCGGCGTCGTTGAAGTCATTCCATGCGGTCATTGCGATTACTCCTGAGATTCGATGGATGCGGGGACGGCGGCGCTGGCGGGCACAGGGCCTGAGCCGGCGCACTTGGCGATCAGCGCGCTCAAGTTCGGCGGCTCCAGCAGGTCGAGGCGACCGCTGCGGTCTTTGGCCGGAAGGCCGTAGGGATTGACGGTGTGCGTGACGAAGGCGCGGTAGGAGCTACCGTCCTCGGCCTTGATCTCGGCCAGGGTCACCACCTCATCGACGATGCCGGGCAGCTCCAGGCTGGTTTTGCTGCCTTCGATCTGCGGGACGAACACCTTGCGGTTGAAGTCATCCAGTCGTTCGTCAAGAATGGCCACGAACACCACGTTCTTGCCGCGGGCGTGCTGCAGGTGCGTCAACGCGCTAATCATTTCCTGGCCGAGCAGCCCGTAGGCTGCGCGCAGATCGGGCTTGCCGGAGCGGTCGCTGGTGGCACCAGGCTGTGTCTTGCACCACGCAAAACACTGCCGTGACAACTGCGTGATCGAGTCCAGGAAGAAGGTCTGGTAACGGTCCAGCTGCGCCGGGTGGCCGAATTTCTCAATCACGTGGTCGTAGTGCGCCTGCGAAAAAGCGCTCTCCGGCGGCAGCGACTTGTCCGGGCCCGCGAGGAACACGAAAAAGTCGCGGCTTTCCGGCCACGATGCCGGGCGGATGGTGTCGCCCGGCCAATCTGCCACGGCGAGATCACCCGCCTCGATGTCGAGGAACAACGTGGTGGCAGGGTCGAGGTCTTTGAGCCGGGTGGTCTTGCCGATGCCGGATTTGCCCAGCATCAGCAACTTCACACCCTTGCGCTCGGCCAAGCGCTGCTGTGCGGAAATGATCGGGAGGGACATCACGCCACCTCCTTCAGTTGTTCAGCGACCGCCGGATTCCAGAGGATCTGGTAGCCGCTGTGGCCGTTGCGCGAGTAAGGCATGGCTTCGGCCCATGCTTCACCGGTCTCAGTCAGCTCCCACTCGTCCCGGTCGTTGCGGAGCTGAAGGCCACTGGATGCCAGCAGCTGGTTCGTGGCCTTGGCTGAGCGATTCAGCAATTTGCCGAGCTGTGTGGCGTTAAGCGAGCAGATCGGCTCATTGGCGGCAGGCAAAGCGCGGCGCAGCACTTCCGTGGTCAGGCCGGTGTTTTCCTGAATGCAGGTCAACGTGGCAGCCATTGCAATGCCGGTCTTGACACCCGGCACCTTGGCGACCGCTTCGCCGATCAGCAGGATCGCAGTCACACGGTCATGGGTCGGCGCGGGCAAGGCTGCCATCGTGGTGGCGGCCGAATACCCGCCTGTCTTGCGGATCGCAGGCAACACTTCGCTGGTGATCCAGCGCTTGAAACGCTTGGCGGCATCCTTGGTGCTACCGAGGATCAGGGCGTAAAGGCCCGATTCATTGACGTGGTTCTGGCGTTGACGGCCACCCGCCGTAAGGGTCTCCAATTTCTGGAGATCCTCGGCATCGACGTGGGACTTGATCGCCTGAGACGGATTGCCCATCTCCAGGGCATCGCAAACATCGGTGGCGTTGAACCACGGCTGTCCGAGTTCATCCACCTGGACGCGCACGGCATGCGCTTCGAACTGGAAGGGAATGATCGCGCTCATGATCAGCCCACCCACGACACGTCGGCGATACGGTCGGCTCCACGCGCGGCACGCTTGCGTACCTCGGTGTGGAGTTCTTCCAGCGCGGTGCGGCGGCGACCGAGCGCCAGCGATTCCGCGTTGGCCGTCTGGATGGCAAAGGCCAACTCGTCCACAGTGGCGGCATCGAGCGGGACAACGACGTCGTGGCCGTCCGCGCGGCGATAACGGATTTCGTCAGGCAGGTGTTCGCCGTAGATGGATGGCAGCTGTTGCCGCAGCGAGGCGATGAGATTGGTGCTCATGGTCATTACTCCGAATCGATAGAGAGGGTGAAAGACGGCTTGCCGGAATCCACGGTGCGAGCGGCGGCAAACTGCTGTTGCAAGGCAGGCGGCCAGTTCGTGAAACGGGATTCGGAGACGGACAACTTGATGTCGAGGTAACCCTCGACCTTCTCGCCTGAGGCGACGATGCGTTCGGCGATTTCGGCCAGTTGCTTCTGATCCCAGCTGACCTTCTTGGGCAGATCGAACTTCAGGTGCAGCGGGCCATCGCTGATGTGTGCGGTGCCGAAGTCACGGCCGGATTCGCGCAGCGCGGTACGGGCCTGCTCGCCGTAGCACTGATCCAGTGCCGCGTCGAACTTGGTGCGCGCCTTCTTGAGCCAGTCGATTGCCGCGTCGAGGTTTTGGTCGATCTCGTGTTTCTGCGCGGGCGGCAATGCGGCCAGTTGGCTGACGGACATCTCGGCGATGTCGGCGGGGAAGATGGTGATGTCATTCATCGCATCTCTCCTCAAACCGCCGCGCGTTCGGATGTCGAGTCGTGCAGCGCTTCGCGCTCAAACTCGAGGATCGCGTCGACCGGGTAGCCGACACGCTTGGACAGCTTCAGGTAGCGTGGACCGCGACCCTCACTGCGCCAGCGCTGCAAAGTCTTGGGGCTAACGCCCCAGCGTTGCGCGAGCTCGTTCTCGTTGAGCACGCGGCGATCACCGGGTGACATGGTGTTGATCGCCTGCTGTGGCGACCGGGGGATACTGCTGGCTGGTGTCTGCATGGAATGCTCCTGTGACGTTGTTGAGTAACAGGTGTCATTCCAAACTTCGGGTGGCGAACCTTTAAGGGGCGCAATGGCGAACCACGGCGAAACTCCAGGTTCGCCAACGGGCCAGGGCAGAAACGCAAACGGCGAGCACATGGCTCGCCGTCATCGGGTGTATCCGGAGGGAGATCAGGCGTCGGAGAAACCGAGCAATCGGCGTTGAGCTGCCCAATCGCGCGGTAGTTGCTCTTGGCGGCCACGCAAGGTGTGCAGATTCAGGTGGCGTGGCTGACGTCCTTCGAATATCGCCTCCACGATATCGGGGGCCAGCATGGTCATGCGCAGAACCTCGGCAGCCCAGCCCGGTTCCACTTTCATGGCGTGCGCCAAGTCCGTTGTCGTGGGGTAGATGCCATCGTCGATCAGCCGCTTCCAGTAAAAGGCCTTGCCCAGCGTTTTTATCATCGGCACATCGAAGCCACCGATTCGGTCCGAGATCTCGGGGGCTGGCGGTATCAGCAGCTTCCGGTTCTGGCGGCGCTTGATCGTCAGGGGCACCAAGGTGACCCGCTGCCCCTCGCTGACGTAACTGCGCGCCTCGGCTCCGATCTCGATGCGGACGGCGCGCTGGCGCTGGTTGGTCGTGGCATTCATGCCCAAACCTCCTCGGCACGTTCTTGGGACTCTTCGATCAAGGGGTGCGTGCTGATGTCCGCACCGAATCCGATCCAACCGTCCTCCCGCCAAACGATATCCAGGCCGTGCCCGTGTAGCTGCACGCGTTCGATTAACAGCCGTGTGATCCGTTGCTGCTCGGCAGGGAACAGTTGCGACCACACGTCACCGATGCGCTGCATGGCAACCACCACCTGTGCTTCGTCCAACGCCGCACCGACTGGATGCTGCTGGCAGGACCGCCATACAGCGATCAGCATTTGGGGCGATGAAAGCGCCGCATGGATTTGTGCCAGCACCGCTTCTTCGATCTCAGCGGCTGGCAGGTGGCCCACGTCCGGGGTATGCGGAGCCAGACTGGCACCTGAGTTGCGCCGCTTGTGCAGGTAAGGCACGTAGTAGCGGTACTGCCGACCGTTTTTCTTCTTCACGAAGGAGTGCAGCATGCGTTGGCCATCCGGTGCGAACAGCAGCCCCGCCAGCAATGCCGGATGCTTGGCACGGTGTTCGCGCGGTGCCTGCTTTCGTCTCTCGATAAAGGCGTGTGCCGCGTCCCACAGCTCTTGAGAAATGATGGGGTCGTGCTGGGCCGAGTACCACGTGTCGTGATTGCAGATCTCGCCAAGGTAGATGCGGTTTCGCAGCAAGGTAAAGAG